GTACTATTCTTTGGAAAAATAAGTGATAAGGCTTCTTATCAGGTTTTCCAAAATGAAGTATTGAACATGACAAAAGAAGAGTATCTGAATGATCTTCTTTCTCAAATTTACATAAATTCAAAAATTGCAAATGAAAAGCACGTGAACTACAATAAAGGAATTAAGTGGACGATAATTGGCTTCATTGCACTTGTAGTGATGTTTCTAATTGGAATCTATTTGTACTGAGGGTAGAAAGTAATGGCAGATTATGATTATAAAGCGGGCAAACAACGTTTAGAAGAAATTTTGGACAACGATATGGAAGTTGTGGAACAAGACAAACTTCCAAATGATGATGATTTTACGTTTACAAATGGTTATTATAGTTGGGTAAGTGCTATTTTTGTGGATATGCGTGATTCGACGAAATTATGCGCGGATGAAGATAAGGAGAAATTAGCTAAGGTTTTCCGAAGCTTTTCCTCGGAAATTATTGAGATTTTGAGAGATGATGATAATCTTCGAGAAATTGGCATGCGAGGGGATTGTGTATATGCAGTGTATACTAATCCAAAGCAGGCGGATGTATATGAAACTGCAAATAAGTGTTTTTATGTAAATACTTTCATGAAAATGCTTAATCAGCTATTTAGAGAACATAATTTGCCTGAGATAAAAGTTGGGATTGGAATGTCAACGGCTCAAGAATTAGTAGTTAAGGCGGGACGCAAAGGTGTAGGAATTAATAGTAAGATATGGATTGGTAAGGCTGTGTCAAGAGCGTGTCATTATGCGGACCACGGAAATAAAAATGGGAATCCAGCTATTGTTATGGGTACCTGTAGTTATAACAATATGATTGATAAATTGGTAAAAAATAATCCTGATAGAAAACCAAAAGAATGGTTTACATACCATAAGGATGAAGGAGAGGGCGATTATTACACGGCTGATATTATTAAGATAGATTTCGATAATTGGATAAAGGCTGGAATGAAAATTGATTGAAGTAAATAATATTACCATATCTCTTAAACTACGTTATCTCAAGCAACAATATGGTTGCAACAAATTTTAGATATCCGTTTGCGTCAATACCAATTGCTATTCTGATTTTCGGTTGCGCTTATTTTGTTGATGTTGTAATCAAAAAGATACCTCTGATTGGAAAGTGGATTGTTTAATTAAAAAAGAAAAGAGAAAGAGATGAACACAACATTACTTATCATGGCAGCCGGAATCGGCAGCCGATTTGGAACAGGAATTAAACAGTTAGAGCCAGTGGATGATGCTGGACATATCATCATGGACTACTCAATCCATGATGCGATTGAGGCAGGCTTCAATCATGTAGTATTTATTATCCGTAAGGATATTGAGAAGGAATTCAAAGAGGCCATCGGTAATCGCATTGCTGCTATTTGCTCTTCTCATAATGTAACTGTGGACTACGCTTTTCAGGATATTAACGATATTCCGGGAGAACTTCCGGCAGGCCGTACAAAGCCGTGGGGAACTGGACAGGCTGTGCTTGCTGCGAAAAATGTGATTGATACCCCGTTCATTGTAATTAATGCAGATGATTACTATGGCAAGGAAGGTTTCAAGGCTGTTCACGAGTATCTGGTGAATGGCGGAAAGTCTTGTATGGCTGGTTTCGTTTTGAAGAACACTCTGTCCGATAACGGAGGTGTGACTCGCGGTATCTGCAAGATGGATGAGAATGGAAATTTGACTGAGGTTGTGGAAACCAAGAATATCGTAAAGACTGCAGATGGAGCAGAGGCAGACGGTTTGGTTGTTGATGTGAATTCTCTGGTATCCATGAATATGTGGGGCTTGACTCCTGATTTTCTGGATGTGTTGGAGGAAGGCTTCAAAGAGTTCTTCGAGAAAGAAGTACCGGTCAATCCTCTGAAAGCGGAGTATCTGATTCCAATCTTCATCGGTGAGTTGCTGGAGCAGGGCAAGATGGCTGTGAAGGTTCTGAAGAGCAACGACACTTGGTACGGCATGACCTACCACGAGGATGTCGCAGCAGTGAAAGACAGCTTCAAGAAAATGTTGGCGGATGGCATGTATAAGGCTGATTTATTTGCAGACTTGTGATATAATGGGAGCGGAAGCTCCCTATATCCAGTTATGACAGCTGTTTTTTGGCTTGTTTTCACGATTGTATCATTTGTTGGTTCTTGGATTATGTATCAAATACCGATATTAAAAAAATATATTTTATAATTTATGAAAAAACGAATGAGCACAATAAGGCCGAAGCAAGGGTTTTGTTTTTCTTATGCATTTGGGCTGTTGTTGGATTGTTTTTTACAGTTACCATTCATGTGGATAGAGCATAGAAAATTGTGAGTGCTAAGTACGGCAGATATGGCCTATTCTTTATCTTTAACATCCATCTTAATTCCTCGGTGTTTGTCTCAAGTCGTATTGGATCAGATGAATCGAGTACTGCTCTTAGTTCCAATTTGTGGTTTGGACTGGTCACTTGGAAAAGAGTCGTATATCTGCTTGGTGGCAGGGATTGATATTGGTATATATTTCCATCACGAGCCAAAGGGTTAATGCTTTAACAAAGTTTCGTGGGATTTTCTTAACAATGATGATTTCCTTCTGATTTTGTGATATACTGGGAGCAGAAACTCCCAATGCTGCTCGAATGTTGTACATCTCTCCGTGGTGGGCAGCAGGTAATGTCAACTGTTTGAAATGGCAGCTGAGATAAAAAATAATTGTTGGTGCGAATATATTAAATGGCGAGTCGTTTACCTAGAATTCACAAAAACGAACTACAAGCATTGTAACTTGAATAAAGGAGAAAATGTTATGAAATGGGCTGTTCTTTCAGATTTGCACATGAATTTCAAAAATTGCAACACAGTAACAGCACGAGATAAACTAATTGAGACCTTAAGAAAAGAAAATACAGATGGTGAAATTTCCTTTGTGCTTATTACGGGAGATTGTTTGCATCAGAATAGAGGAAATCTTAAAGAAATTGCTTCCTATATTTCACAGATAGCAGAAGCCTGTGGAATAGATGTAAGCAGAGTGATTTTATGCCCCGGTAATCATGACATTGATAGGAAAATTAAATCCCGTAATACTGCGATTAAAACATATCGAAAGGATGGAACACTACCAGACCTAGAAACTTGTTTGAATGGATATGGGCGGTTCAAGGAGTTATATACGTTACTTTATGGTGATATATACGAACCATTCTCTTTGAAGACAATTGATGATTTTAGAATAATCTCAGTGGATTCATGTTTGCTTTCGATGGATGATAGAGATTACGGAAAATTGGTTGTAAGTTTTACGAATTTGGCAGAACTGGCAAGAAAAATAAAAAGTGATGAAAGCAAAACTAATATTGTAATAATGCATCATGGTGTTGAATGGTTGAGTGCAGAAGATGGAAGACGCTTTCAGCATTGGCTTGTAGATAATAATGTAAAGGCTGTTTTTTGCGGACATAACCATGCACCAGGATTGAGCATATTGACAGAGGCAATAAAACCGTATGGGATTCCTCAGGGTGGGGTATCACAGTTCACTTGTGGGTGTACATTATCGGATAGCTATTCGCGCCCTGTATTTCTAGTTGCAGAGTATGATAGGACTAAGGCAATAAAAGCAAGGTTATATGAATATAGGGGCGACTCTAGTTGGGAAATTGCAAGTGGAGTCTTACGAAGCTTTCCATCAGGTATTTACAGGGAAAGCACAACAAATGGAATGGTAAAAAATTCATACGACATTCCGAAAGTTTATAAAAATATTTTTGATATAGGAACC